AATCTTCAAAGAACTGCGTTGGTCTAGCAGCCATGACAATTATAGTAACTATCATTTGCTTAATCTGCTGTTCCACCGTTCCTCCGTCCACCGTGTATGACATGGTATAAAGCTTATCACCAGCTGTCCAGTCTCGAGATGAGACTAGTACTGCGGCGCAGAGAGTAAATGGACTCTCTTTAAAAGCTTTATTCACCATAGACACTACCTCAGGATAATCACGATTTGCCATTAACTTAAAAGTTTGTGTGGCTACGTGAGGCGCTGAGAGATGTAGCATCAATTCTGGATGAAGATCGTCTGTATTAACATATTTGTTAACTAGTCGATCCCATGTCGGAAAATAGCTTTCGAGGGAAGATCGTGCTGTTCTTGCTTTCTTTTCGAGTAGAGTAATAAACTTCTCTCTCAAAACTTCAAATTCGACCTTGCTTGAGTGAAAGAATAATTCTAAGAAAACATCCCTACATGTCTGACAGTAGAGTGATTCGTTTGAAATGAACTTGGAAGGTTTAATCCAGGTTAAAGTTTTAACCATTGATTGTTTATCCAAGACAGCCACAAATCGCTCAAGTCCTTCATGGTATCGGAAAGATCTCTTAAGAAAGTCTACCTCGTCAACGGTAACATATGGTTTATCAACCGTTCCTTTGGCGGGTGTAGTAACTTTCATGCCATATTCATCTTCACAGAAGTTAGCATACGTAATGCAATCGAATCCCTTTACTTCTTCATTAAGTTTTACAACAAAATCATCACCATATATTCTAATAAAGAATAAATCCCAAAAGTCATCTAGATTATAATCCATATGAACATTATGGGGGTGGTCTCTTCCAAGAGGTGTGCACATCATAGCAAAAGCGTACTGTAGAAGAATGACTCCCCGAAGGGAGTTGTCTTCAGCAGTTCCATATCTGCCTGAAGGCTGAAATCCTGGAATTTCGACAATAGATCCTTGTATGAAAACTAATGGAAACATCATATCAGTTAACAATCCTTTCAAAATTGTAAGAGCTTTGGAATTATATCCTCCCCACTCACAAATTTGATAAACTACGTCACACGCTGCCTGACCAATTTGGAAAGGCATTGATGTGTCATAGCCGGAATAGTCTCCTTGAATGATATTACCACCTTTTAACGAATGGTAAAGATCATCAGCTGCGCTCGAATGCATATTGATCCCAATTGCAGTGCAAAAGGCATCGTTATAGGCCTGCATCAAAGTGTAGAAAGGCGCTAAATACATTCTCTGAATAACTAAGTTGTCATAGGGAGTATTACAAAAGACTCTAGTCTTTGCGACATCAGTCTTCGTGTAATGACGAGCTTCATCTTTGAGTTGTGCCCCCAAAATTGGGTGACACAATTCTCCGTTTGAATAAGAGATCAGTTGATCTCCAACTCGCTTCTCCATTTCAACACTGAGCGACCACTCAAATCGTCCGTCACGACCTAATTGAATTGAGTGGTCTTTCTTCTTTCCTGGATAAACCAGTCCAGCAGAAGTACTCATGTTGATTCCTCGAACATAGTCATTTGCAGAAAATCCATTCATCGCAATCTGCTTTGAAAAAGGATGCATTTCTTCAACTTCTAATGTATTTTTAAGTCTTTTAACAAAACTTTGAACCACGGATTGCAAAACTTTCGCGTTTATAACCTTTTTAACTCCTCCCGACTTCTTAACAAAATTATTATACGGAGCATAATAATTGTTGCCAGAAGAGATTGGAGCCATGACAGGACGCTGAAAAAGAAGTGCAGAACTGAAGCTCGACTTGTACGGAGAAACTCCTACAATATCGTAGATACTACTGATATACGGAGTTTTCTTTAAAGATGATGTGCCATTAAATGGCTCATAATTCTTTATAGATCCGACAATTCGAAGTCCAGGGCACTCTTCCCAGCACAGAGGTGACTTAGGAGGTACGTCAGTCAATCTCCAAGTTAATGGAAATCGAATAGTTCCTCTAGACACCAAAGTAAATCCTCGAGAAGGGATGGCTCTGATCATTGAGGTAATGATCGGTTGAGCAACACTAATTCCGGAAACGGAACCAGAGTGTAATCCCAATAAGAAGACTTGCTTATGATCTGTTCCTATCAAAGGGTATCCACACATGCCATTATATCCTGGGTGAGGATATGAATAACATACTGAAAGCTTTACAGGAGCGGAATCGCGTTTGGAAGCGGCTTCTCTATCTTCAAACATAATTATCTTAGCGTCGAGTGTCATCAATGGAGTCTTGATAAACTTGCGATTGATAGACGACCTAATATCTTTAAAGCACAAACCAGGAGCCCGTGCAGCTATTAAATCATCACCAATTACATGATATTCAAGATCTCTCATGTTGGCAATACTAACACCAGATAACTTATCTTTCTTCAGGGTAATTGTGACTGCGTCACACTGATTAAAGACATGTTTGTTGATCAAGAAAACATTCTCAAAGATACCTAAAATATGAGAGGTAAGTCCACGAGTATGAATATACCTAATATTTTTCAGGATCATTGCAGTAACGTT